ATGCTGGAACAAATGGGCATTGCCGCGAAGCAAGCCTCGTATAAATTAGCGCAACTCTCCAGCCGCGAAAAAAATCGCGTGCTGGAAAAAATCGCCGATGAACTGGAAGCACAAAGCGAAATCATCCTCAACGCTAACGCCCAGGATGTTGCTGACGCGCGTGCCAATGGCCTTGGCGAAGCGATGCTTGACCGTCTGGCACTGACGCCCGCACGGCTGAAAGGCATTGCCGATGATGTGCGCCAGGTGTGTAACCTCGCCGATCCGGTGGGGCAGGTAATCGATGGCAGCGTACTGGACAGCGGCCTGCGTCTTGAGCGTCGTCGCGTACCGCTGGGGGTTATTGGCGTGATTTATGAAGCGCGCCCGAACGTGACGGTTGATGTCGCTTCGCTGTGCCTGAAAACCGGTAATGCGGTGATCCTGCGCGGTGGCAAAGAAACGTGTCGCACTAACGCTGCAACGGTGGCGGTGATTCAGGACGCCCTGAAATCCTGCGGCTTACCGGCGGGTGCCGTGCAGGCGATTGATAATCCTGACCGTGCGCTGGTCAGTGAAATGCTGCGTATGGATAAATACATCGACATGCTGATCCCGCGTGGTGGCGCTGGTTTGCATAAACTGTGCCGTGAACAGTCGACAATCCCGGTGATCACAGGTGGTATAGGCGTATGCCATATTTACGTTGATGAAAGTGTAGAGAGCGCTGAAGCATTAAAAGTGATCGTCAACGCGAAAACTCAGCGTCCGAGCACATGTAATACGGTTGAAACGTTGCTGGTGAATAAAAACATCGCCGATAGCTTCCTGCCCGCATTAAGCAAACAAATGGCGGAAAGCGGCGTGACATTACACGCAGATGCAGCTGCACTGGCGCAGTTGCAGGCAGGCCCTGCGAAGGTGGTTGCTGTTAAAGCCGAAGAGTATGACGATGAGTTTCTGTCATTAGATTTGAACGTCAAAATCGTCAGCGATCTTGACGATGCCATCGCCCATATTCGTGAACACGGCACACAACACTCCGATGCGATCCTGACCCGCGATATGCGCAACGCCCAGCGTTTTGTTAACGAAGTGGATTCGTCCGCTGTTTACGTTAACGCCTCTACGCGTTTTACCGACGGCGGCCAGTTTGGTCTGGGTGCGGAAGTGGCGGTAAGCACACAAAAACTCCACGCGCGTGGCCCAATGGGGCTGGAAGCACTGACCACTTACAAGTGGATCGGCATTGGTGATTACACCATTCGTGCGTAAATAAAACCGGGTGATGCAAAAGTAGCCATTTGATTCACAAGGCCATTGACGCATCGCCCGGTTAGTTTTAACCTTGTCCACCGTGATTCACGTTCGTGAACATGTCCTTTCAGGGCCGATATAGCTCAGTTGGTAGAGCAGCGCATTCGTAATGCGAAGGTCGTAGGTTCGACTCCTATTATCGGCACCATTAAAATCAATAAGTTACACATCATTAGTACCTTCCTTATTTTTTGACTGGGACAAATTTGGGACCGATGGGTTCAGGATCGAGTCTATTTGCCGTGCGTGTTCGGTAAGGTGATTAGGTGCAAGGTGAGCATATCGACGAACCATTTCGATAGACTCCCAGCCTCCCATTTCCTGTAACACTGACAACGGGACTCCGGCTTGAACCAGCCAACTTGCCCAGGTGTGTCTCAAGTCGTGAAATCTGAAATCATCAATACCAGCCCGTCTCAGCGCCGCTTTCCAGGCTGTGTTTGCGTCATACCGCATCTTCCTTACTGTTGGCGCTTTCGTTCCGTCTGGTTTGGTACAGCTTTCCTTGTACACAAATACCCAACGGTGATGATTCCCGATTTGTTTTTTCAATACGCGACATGCAGTATCATTCAGCGCAACGCCAATTGCGCGGTTTGATTTACTCTCTTCCGGGTTTATCCATGCCACCCGGCGCTGCATATCTATTTGTTGCCATTCAAGGTTGATGATGTTCGAGCGTCTTAAGCCTGTTGCCAGTGCAAATTCAACAACAGACTTTAATGGCTCCGGACATTCATCAATCAGCCTTTGTGCTTCATGGGGCTCCAGCCAGCGGATCCGTTTATTCTTTGGTTGAGGCACTTTAATAATTGGTGCCTTATCCAGCATTTTCCATTCACGCTCTGCGGCTCTTAGTAGGGCCTTTATAAATGAAAGATGCGTAGCCTTCGTTGCAACGGACGCTGGTTTTGGCGTGTATTCTGGAACAGGTTTCCCTTTTTTTCTGCATGCTTCTGCCCTGAGTTTCCAGTTTTCCTCATGACGCCGGTTCGTCATTTTCTGCATTGCTGAATAAATTTTTGATTCAGTAATGTCTCTTAGTTGCATTCCTGCGAAATGTTGAAGCCAGAATCCGATCCGGCTTTTGTCATCGTCCAGCGATTTTTTATGTGCTTTCTCTTCAAGCCACCTGACACACGCTTCCTCGAACGTTATATCAGGTATTTCACCAAGTTTGCTGACCCGCCATGCTTCAGCCTTTAGCTTGTCATGGAGTTCTGTCGCCTGCCTTTTGTCCTTTGTTCCAAGAGACTGTTTAAATCTTTTACCGTTCGGCAATGTGAAACTGGCGTACCATATTTCACCTCTGCGGAAGAGTGACATTTTCTTTCCTCTGTTATGCCATCACCCGCGCTCACTTGGACAGTATGCAGCGGAGACTGAAGAGCCGCAATGCAGGCTTGTCGTGTTGTGAGGTAAGGAGATTTATTCTTAGTGGGATCTTTGCGTGTTGCCTGAAGACGCCCTGTGCGTATCCAGTTAATGGCAGTCGGTCTGGATATCTTGAGAAAATGACAGGCCTCATCGAGTGTGAGGCTGTATGGCTCCATTATTTCACCTCTTGCTGTGACATTGTTGAAAAATGGATACCAGCTCGTTGCTGCCAGACGATCCAACCGAGAGTCATATCCCATTCCATGTATTCGTTATCGCCGTTTTTTGCTCTCCGACGATCTACTAAGTCACCGAAACGCTTTTCCATGAATAATTCATAAGCTTCGCGTTCATCTGGTTCTACTTCCAGAGATAGGAGTGCGATTTCATAAGCACGGCGCTCAATATCGTCTCGCACGTCAAGGCTGCTGATACGCTCTTTAATTTCTTTAATCAGTTCTTTGTCGGTAAAAGTGGTCATTATGCTCCAGCCTCCGGTGCTTTTGGCATTACTGCCCAGTGAGTGATATTGACGTTTTCAAGGTCCCCGACCTGAAATGTCCACTGCCATTCTCCGGTTTCTTTTTGTCCCCAGGTGTACCAGAGAGAACGCCAGCCAATTAGCCAGCCTTCTCCGTTAGCATCGAATAACAAAACACTTTCATTTGCTGGTGGCAGTTCAGTTGACACTGGTATTACTTTGTTTTCCTGTGCTGCACATTTAGCTTCAAGCGCATCGAATTTACGCACCAGGTATTCAGCATCTGTTTCATTTACTTTCAGATCTCGCGGTACACATCTCCCACGAAGAAACCCTTCCATTTCGAAAACATTCATGCGCATTTGCGTAACTCCGATAACTCGTTAAAGCGTTCCATAAACATCCCGTAGGCATGGCCCGGTGCCAGTGGAATCACGTTGAACATCTCTGTTGCCGGGATACCTTCCAGTACAGGCCAGAAAGAGCCATCATCAAGCCCGAGATCGCGGCGTTCGGTTGCCAGCATGATGAGATCGGCATATTTCACGGGCGTACTCATAACTGGGGGTAATCCGTATTTCTCACGGATTACGGAGTCTATTTTTTCTTCCATTTGTTTATAGTCAGGAAGAAGGCGTTTCAGTGGTGCGGGAATGTCCTGGCAATACGCTTCTGTTGCATCATGCATTAACGCTTCAAAAGCAAATTCCTGCGGCACCAGCTGGCTGCAAAGAACCGCATGTTGGGCGACGCTGTAGAAGTGCGAAAGATGACCGGCAAAGCGACAGATATTTGAAAGGGAAACCGCGATATCGTTAATATCGATGTCGTCTTTATTTATCCTGTCATAATAAAAATGCTTCCCGGAAAAAGTTTTAATAAATGACATTTTGTTCTCCACGTATATGCGCTGCACCGCGCTGAATTCTGGTAAAAAGAATCCCTCACCATCCGGCGATTATTGAGTAAATTACGTTTCCATAAATGCCCCCGCAGGGGCATTTGCAGTAATGAAATCAGGCGGTGAAAGTACCAATAAAGGTTTCTACTTTGCTGTCCTTGAATTTCTCAACAAGCAGATCACGAAATTCGTTAGCCATTTCTTCCTGCACCGCCTCCAGCTGAATAATGCGCAGAACCAGTACCGGACGATCGCCAGTGATAATGCTGAGGCGTAATTTAAACGGACGTTCTTTCAGACCTTCAAACGGAATGCATTTAAATTCAAATGCCACTGGCATAATGTCTTTGGTCTTCGCTTCGACAGACTCCATCAGGGAGCGTTTGCCGCTGAAGTCATTATCTTCAAAATCAGCGGTCTGGTTTGCTTCAATCGTGATTTTACGGACCGCCGCAGCCGCTTTTGTTGCCTGAATGGTGTCACCATTAGCATCAAAGCCCACAAGGTAGTCGGCCCAGTCTTCAATCCATTCTGCCAGTGATTTCTGGGAGTTACGCTCGCCATTAACAGACAACAGAGCAGAGAACGGTGCTGTCTTTTTCAGTTTGAGAGTGGCGGTGTTATCTGCGTGACCTGGTTCATCAATAGTACCCAGGTTAAGCACACTGACGGCACGCATATTATCAGCATCGATAAAGCAGCGGGTGCCTTCATCTGCAAGATCTTTAGAATAACGGGTAAAGTCATCGATGCTGGCAGTGGAAAGCGCACCACGGAAACGGAAGCGATTTAAATTAAATTTTTCCAAATCATGAATGCGGAAATTCTCAGGCAATGCCACAGCATCGGCACCAATCTTACTGATAATTTCATTAACACCCTGAGCAGAAATAAGGGCATGGATTTGATTAATTGCGGTTGCGTCTAAGTTCTGAGACATAATAAGTCCTCACTATATAAAGATATTCAGTGATGAGATAAATAATCAGTTAATTAAGAACGATATTAATGACCTGCTGCGCGGAGTTTTCCGTCAGGTTCACCGGCAAGAGTCAGTAATTGTCCCTGGTCTTCCTGCAGAATAGTCAGGCGACCACCGCGATTGACATACATCGGCGTTTCGGTGGTGTCTTCTTCGGAAATTTTCCCGCGGTTAGTCGGGCGAACATATGAGAGTTTGTGTTTGATTTTCACACGGTTCTCATCAAATGGTTCGATTTCCAGGTTGAGTGAGACCTTACCTTTGGTTTTCGTGTTCATCACACCGGAAGCGACTTCACTGAGAACTGCGCCGATTTTGGTTTCAAATACGCCGCCGTCCAGCTCCCCGATAAATGCCTGCACATCAGTACTGCGTTCGCTAGCCATTTTGCTGCTCCTCATCATATCGACCCTGCAAGGCCGATTAGTTTCTCCACAAAACAGAGAAGAACACCTGCGGTGGCAGCCTCCCGGATGGATTGGGTTATGAGCCCGTCGTCCGGTGATGCTCTTCTCTGTTTTGTAAAAAGGACGGTACCAGCCGGAAGCAAGGGTACAAACTGGTACCGCCAGGACTACACACAGCATAAAGTTGTGGTGCCGGGTGCCTCCCGGTGCCTGGCGAAGGTTGCACACCAGACGGGTGGGTATCCACAGAAGGTCGACTGTCAGCCTCAACCTTAACCCGCGTGCGCTGAGCCGCATTCACCACAACGCTAAGGATTCTCTCTGGTTGAAAATACTTAGCTGTTATGTGCCTGTCTTTTCACCACTTCAGGCTCGGTGGTATCCTTTTAAGCCCGTATACATAAAAGGAAAATCAAATGACTTTTGATGAAAAAGAACTTGATAATGCAATTAATAAAATCATCGTAACGTCGCTCTTTTCCTGTCTCAGCGACACTCAGCAAAAACAGTTCTACGAATCGGCTTTCAACATGATCGAGCGTTGTTGTTTCTGCGATGCCGACGAGTTACCTGAAAAAATCAGGAAACAGTTGGCTGATGCTCTTCGAGTGCGACTTTCTGACCAATTTTCTGAAATGTACTCTCCGAATTTGGACAAATAGAAAAAGGCCATTTCCATTCAGGGTCTGATGGAAAGACTTCAGCCTGTTCTAAAGCACGGCGTAAAGAGAACACAACTCCAGCCATAATCTGATGTTTCCCATTGGTCCAGCTATCGCCGCTCTGATCTACAGGAGCGGCTATGTCGTATGACCAAACGACTTCACCACTATTGTTTAAAATCTGGACTTTCATTTTGTTCTTTAACCTCCAGATTTCCGCGCATCTAAAGGCGCATTCTCATTTGGTGTGAACTGAATAGTTGTGCTGATATTGATTAATGCCCCGACACACAAGACTACGCACTCAGAGCAGATAGCAACTTCATCTTTTCCGCCTTTGGCGATGATTTTTTTTGCCTGCAGCTCGTTTGCGCCACAAAACGAGCATGTGAAATAACGGTTCATTTGCGCTCTCTTACACATAGTATTTAACGAATCATCCGGTCATTCATACGCCACCGGCGGCTACTTCGTGGGCGTCCTGCCTGTTCGTTGTTTTAACACCTTTAAGTTGTAATTTAGTTGTGGTTTTGAATGTTGTCAACAACTTTATGTGGTTTGAACGAGTAGCCAAGGAGTGCAAGGATTATCAAAAAAAGGAGGTTGTATGGAAGACGCGCTTTACGCTTTTAATTACACACAGAACCGGGACAAGTTATTTGCTAACTTGATTAGCATCATTGATGGAATTATTGCAGATGGAGTTGTCCGTGAAGAGGAGGTTCTTTACTTAGATACATGGTTACTTGAAGCAAAGCAGATTATCAATAATGGAGTTATAAAAAGTCTATCAGCACGGGTGTCGGATATTCTTGCGGATGGAATAATCACATCAGAAGAACGTGATGACCTTAAAAATAGCCTTCTCCAAATACAGAGGGAAATTCTTGATATCCCTGAAATTGATTTTTACTCCAAGGATGTAGATGTCCATTTACTTAATGGACTATGTAAAGGATTAATTGCTGATCGGAACTTAACTCAAGAAGAAATAAGATATCTTAATTGGTGGCTTGAGCAAAATGGAGCTTTGAAGAACAACTACCCAGGAAAAAAACTTTATGCACTTGTAAAGGAAATTCTTAAAGATGGTGTTATTACTGAAGATGAGAGTTTAACTCTACATAAGGCATTAGTAGACTTCACAGGATGTGACTTGGAAAGTGGAGTGGTGGATGGTTTGGCGACCAGGCTGCCTATTGATGTAGGGGCTTCGATAGAGTTAGAGGGTAAAACCTATTGTCTTACAGGCACTTTTGTTGCAGGAAAGAGAGCCGTAGTTGAAAATTTGATTAAAAATGCTGGTGGGAACATCAGTAGTGGAATTACTCAAAAGTTGGATTTTTTAGTAATTGGGACGCTTTCCTCCCGTGATTGGAAATTCTCAAGTCACGGAAGGAAGATCGAAAAGGCTATATCTTATAGGGATGATAATGGTGCAAAACTTAAAATTATTTCTGAAGAAATGCTTTTCGATGCATTACCAAGTTCGCGATGACCAGAATACCCTACCTATAACATGAATTCTGGCTCGTCTATCTTCAAAGGTGAGTATTTCATCTGGGTACTCATCTTTGTTGAAGCTTCTAAGAATCAAGCCACCGTCAGGTAAGTTGATAAGTATTTTAACCCTTAGCAATACACCATCTCGTACGGCATAAAGATCGCCATCACGAATAGGAACGGTTTGAGAAATATCAACGGCAACAAGATCTCCATTATTGAGAACCGGTAATAAACTGTTCCCCCATATTTTTACGATCTTGGCATTAGATGCACATACGCCAGATTTTCTCAAATCTGCTCTTCTTAATGGAAACCAGTCAATAGCTGATTCAACTATTTCAGCCAGACATCCGTTACCTGCCGATAACTCGACATCTAAAACAGGAATGTTTACGAAAATATCGGGGTCTAATGCGGTGCTTTCTGCTTCTTTTACAACAAGATCAGGTATGGATGCGTTGTCTTCAATACCAAGTTGTAACCACTTTTGTGATACACCTAAAACTTTTGCAATTTCTTTAATTTTGCGCGGTTGTAGAGTTTCGCCATTCTCTATTTTGGCTACAGATTGTTGTGAAAGTCCAATTTTTTCAGCTAGTTGAGCTTGGCTCATGCCAGCTTTCTCTCTACCTATCTTTAATCGTTCTGCCAGTGTTTTCACAACATATCCCTCTCTTTTTTGATGAGGTTACAACTTTATGTTTTAGCTTTCCAACACCTAAAAGTTGTGATAAAAGTTGTTAATGTTGTATTCTTGCAACTCGTAACAACTTAACTACCTATAAAGGAGAAAGCTATGACACCTGAGCAATTAGCCTTATCGGAGGCAATCGCTCTGGCTGGTGGTCAATCAGAATTGGCTCGGAAGCTCACAGCCAGCAGCGGTCATTTAGTAAAGCAACAACATGTCTGGAACTGGTTGAACAGAGAAAAGCGTCCCCCTGCAAAGCTCTCGATATTCATTGAAAAGACCACTGGCATATCAAAAGAAAAATTACGTCCAGATATTTTTCAAAAGATTAAAGATTCATCAGATGAAAAGTAACCACAGTTTTAAGGAGATAGCCGTGGGTAAGCATCACTGGAAAGTAGAAAAACAGCCTAAGTGGTACGTGAAAGCTGTCAGAAAAACTATCGCGGCGTTGCCGGGTGGTTACGCTGAAGCTGCTGACTGGCTGGATGTAACAGAGAACGCATTATTTAACCGCCTTCGTGCCGATGGCGATCAGATTTTCCCGCTGGGATGGGCAATGGTTTTACAGCGCGCAGCTGGCACTCACTACATTGCGGATGCTGTCGCACAGTCTGCTGGTGGGGTGTTCGTATCGCTTCCTGAAATTGAGGAAGTAGAGAACGCCGATATAAACCAGCGCCTGCTGGAAGTCATCGAACAGATCGGGAGTTACTCAAAGCAGATTCGTTCGGCAATCGAAGATGGGGTAGTGGAGCCACACGAGCAGACAGCAATTAACGACGAGCTGTATCTCTCAATTTCGAAGCTGCAGGAGCATGCAGCACTGGTCTACAAAATCTTTTGCATTTCAGAAAGTAATGACGCCCGCGAGTGTGCAGCTCCGGGCGCCGTGGCGTGTCGTGACTGTGGAGAAACTAACGCATGAACAGTTTAACAACACACTACCGTCGCTCGCAACTGATTGCGCTTCCTGTACCGGGTGGAAAAGCGAAGGTGGAGTATTGCTATGCAGTTAATGTACCTGGTGACAGGGAAATTGTAACCCACAGCTTTGCTGAGTGGGCTGTGGGTGATTTCAACCGGCAGAAGGAGACAGTCCTTTGCGACAAGTTAACCGCTGGTTCAAAGATCACTACGGAGTGCCCGTCAGAGTCATTCGTTGGGAGCCGGAAACACAACGAGTTATCTACCTCCGCGAAGGCTATGAGCATGAGTGCTTCAGCCCGCTCGAACAGTTTCGTCGTAAATTCAGGGAAATAGAGGTCGGTCATGAGCACTAAATTAACCGGCTATGTATGGGATGGTTGCGCTGCATCAGGCATGAAATTATCCAGCGTGGCAATTATGGCCCGCCTGGCTGATTTCAGTAATGACGAAGGTGTGTGCTGGCCATCAATTGAAACCATTGCCCGCCAGATTGGCGCGGGGATGAGTACCGTCAGAACGGCTATCGCACGGCTGGAAGCAGAAGGCTGGTTAACGCGTAAGGCGCGTCGCCAGGGTAACCGCAATGCGTCGAATGTTTATCAGCTTAACGTTGCGAAGCTTCAGGCAGCGGCATTTTCTCAACTGTCAGATTCTGACCCGTCAAAATCTGACGCATCAAAATCTGACCCGTCAAAATTTGATGCGTCGAAATCTGGCAAAAAAGCGGGTTTTCACCCGTCAGAATCTGGCGGGGATCCGTCAGTAAAATCAAAACATGATCCGTCAGATAAAAAAACTTCTCGTCCGGACGCTTCGCAACCGGACACGCAGACGGATGAACAGGATTTTTTAACTCGCCATCCTGATGCGGTTGTATTCAGCCCTAAAAAGCGCCAGTGGGGGACGCAGGATGATTTGACCTGCGCACAGTGGCTCTGGAAAAAAATCATCGCCCTGTACGAGCAGGCTGCCGAATGTGACGGCGAGGTGGTTCGTCCCAAAGAACCGAACTGGACAGCCTGGGCAAACGAAATTCGCCTGATGTGTGTGCAGGATGGTCGTACTCACAAACAAATCTGCGAGATGTACAGCCGCGTCAGCCGCGATCCGTTCTGGTGCCGTAACGTGCTCAGCCCGTCGAAGCTGCGGGAAAAATGGGATGAGCTTTCCCTGCGCTTATCGCCGTCCGTCAGCACGTACACCGAAAAACGCGAAGACCCGTACTTCAAATCCAGTTACGACAACGTGGACTACAGCCAGATCCCGGCAGGATTCAGGGGGTGATTATGAGTCTTTTGAATGAAGTTCAGAAATTCATTGAAGCCCATCCGGGGTGTACTTCCGGAGACATTGCGGATGCTTTTGCTGGTTACTCACGGCAGCGCGTTCTGCAGTCAGCAAGCAAGTTACGTCAGAGTGGGCGTGTGGCTCACCGTTGTGAAGGGGATACACGCAGACATTTCCCGCGCCAGACAAAGATATCGCCGGAGGCGGAACGGCAACCAGTTCGTGAAACCAGACCTGTGCGCAATTTCTATGTCGGCACTAACGACCCGCGGGTGATTTTGTGCCTGACCCGCCAGGCGGAAGAACTGGAGTCCAGGGGCTTATACCGTCGTGCTGCAACGGTGTGGATGGCGGCATTCCGTGAAAGCCACTCCCAGCCAGAACGAAACAATTTTCTGGCGCGTCGTGAACGGTGTTTACGGAAAAGCAGTAAGCGGGCTGCATCAGGTGAAGAGTGGTATCTCTCAGGGAATTACGTGGGGGCTTAATGAGTAATAAATATTGCCAGGCGCTGGTGGAACTGCGGAACAAACCAGCCCATGAACTGAAGGAAGTGGGCGATCAGTGGCGCACGCCGGACAACATTTTCTGGGGAATTAACACCCTGTTTGGCCCGTTTGTTCTGGATCTGTTCACTGACGGTGATAACGCCAAATGTGCTGCGTATTACACGGCGGAAGACAACGCGCTGGCGCATGACTGGTCAGAACGCCTTGCGGAGCTTAAAGGTGCTGCCTTTGGTAATCCCCCATACAGCCGCGCCAGTCAGCATGAGGGGCAATACATCACCGGCATGCGTTACATCATGAAGCATGCCAGTGCCATGCGTGATAAAGGCGGGCGCTATGTTTTCCTGATCAAAGCTGCCACCAGCGAAGTGTGGTGGCCGGAAGATGCAGATCATATTGCTTTTATTCGCGGGCGTATTGGTTTTGAACTGCCTGCCTGGTTTATCCCGAAGGATGAGAAGCAGGTGCCGACAGGCGCTTTCTTCGCTGGTGCTATTGCTGTTTTCGACAAGACCTGGAAGGGACCGGCAATCAGCTACATCGGGCGCGATGAACTTGAGGCATGTGGTGAGGCCTTTCTGGCGCAGGTTCGCCATCAGGCAGAAAAACTGGTCAGGGAGATGGCGGCATGACGACGTTAACTCAATGCCAGCAGCAGGTGCTGGATATGCTGATTTCTTATCAGCAAGAACGTGGCTTCCCGCCAACCAATCAGGAGGTGGCAACCATGCTGGGATACCGTTCAGTGAATGCAGCGGTGGAGCATCTTCGCGCACTGGAGAAAAAAGGCGTCATCACGATAAAGCGTGGCGTGGCCCGGGGGATAACGCTTCATACCGCGGTGAAGGACGACGACAGCGAGGCGGCCGGGATTATCCGCGCACTGCTTGCTGGTGAGGAAAACGCCAGGCTGCGTGCAGCCCACTGGTTACATGAGAGGGGGCTGAAAGTATGAAGCTGATTCTGCCTTTTCCACCCAGCGTGAACACCTACTGGCGACACCCCAACAAAGGGGCATTTGCTGGTAAGAGCCTGATAAGCGCGGCGGGGCGAAAATTCCAGAGTGCGGCGTGCACAGCAATAGTTGAGCAGTTACGTCGTCTGCCGAAACCAACGTCAGCACCTGCTTCAGTGGAGATCGTGTTGTTTCCTCCGGATAACCGGATCCGCGATCTGGACAACTATAACAAGGCGCTGTTTGACGCCCTGACTCACGCGGGTGTGTGGGAAGACGACAGCCAGGTGAAAAGAATGCTGGTGGAGTGGGGACCGGTTATCCCGGAAGGGAAGGTCGAGATCACTATCAGTAAGTACGAGAAAACGGCGGGTGCAGCCGCCTGATCAAGAGGAGAAACGAAGTATGAATAATCTGATGGTCATTGATGGTATTGAAGTTCGTCGTGATGCTTATGGGCGTTACAGCCTGAACGATCTGCACAGGGCAGCCGGGGGAGAACAAAAAAACCGCCCGAAATACTGGCTCTCCAATAAGCAAACCTGTGAATTGATTGAACAACTTTTCACCGAGGGTGGAATTCCGCCTCTGGAACAAAATCAACCAGTTAGCGTCATTAATGGCGGAAATAACCAGGGGACGTATGTCTGCAAAGAACTGGTGTATGCCTATGCAATGTGGATCAGCCCGTCATTCCATCTGAAGGTGATCCGTACTTTCGATATGGTAACCAGCGCACCGGAAAAATTATCCGGGCAGGCTGCTGACAAGATGCAGGCTGGAGTGATTCTGCTGGACTTTATGCGCAGGGAGTTAAACCTGTCTAACTCTTCAGTGCTTGGGGCCTGTCAGAAACTCCAGGAGGCTGTTGGCTTACCGAATCTGGCACCGCGCTATGCCATTGATGCTCCTGCTGACGCGCCTGATGGCTCAAGTCGCCCTACGCTGTCGCTGAGTGCACTGCTGAAACAGTATGGTATCCGCCTGACAGCTAATCAGGCATATCACCAGATGGCGAAGCTGGGGATCGTTGAACAACGCGAACGATACAGCCGTACCGCGATTAACAACATCAAAAAATTCTGGTCGCTGACGGCGAAAGGCTGCATGTTCGGCAAGAACATTACCAGTCCTGCAAATCCGCGCGAGACGCAGCCGCATTTCTTCGAATCCCGATTCCCTGAGCTGTTAAAGCTGCTCGATACCGTTCATTGAGGTGACCGTGAGAGCACTACTGACCCCTGAAATTGCCCCGCGTATGGGGATCGTATTGTTCAGGCCAGGTTCAGAGCTGATGCCCCTGTTTATGCAGGGGCGTGTTCTGCTGGAGCCTGAGCCGGAGCGTTATTCATCTTTCGCCAGTGGTGCTGTTCCGGCGGCATCACAACCGCTGGCGGATGATCCTGCCGTTCGGGCCGTGTTCCGCAATGAGGCAGTGATCCGTCGTGCTGGTGGCGTGGAATGTCTTGAAAGCTGGTTACTTCGTGAAAAAGGCTGCCAGTGGCCTCATTCCGACTGGCACAGCGAGAACATGACCACAATGCGTCACGCGCCGGGCGCAATCTGTCTGTGCTGGCACTGCGATAACCAGCTGCGCGATCAGTTCACGGAACGGCTGGAATCAATGGCAACGGATAACTGTGCCCGCTGGGTGTTGTCTGTCGTGCGTCGGGATCTCGGTTTTGATGATAGTCACGTTGTGACAATGCCGGAACTGTGCTGGTGGCTGGTTCGTAATGATCTGGCGGATGCCTTACCTGAAAGTGCAGCCCGTAAGGCACTGAGATTACCGAAGCCTGTTGTGCCGTCTGTCACCCGGGAGAGTGACCTTGTTCCTTCGGTTCCGGCCACCAGCATCATCCAGAATAAAGCGAAAAAGGTGCTGGCGCTGAAAGTGGATCCGGAGTCGCCGGAGTCTTTTATGTTACGCCCAAAACGTCGCCGCTGGGTTAATGAAAAGTACACGCGCTGGGTTAAGACACAGCCGTGTGCATGTTGTGGAAAGCCCGCTGATGATCCCCACCACCTGATAGGTCACGGTCAGAGGGGAATGGGTACAAAAGCGCATGACCTCTTTGTGTTGCCTTTGTGCAGAAAGCATCACGACGAGCTGCATGCGGATACCGTGGCATTTGAAGAGAAGTATGGCTCCCAGCTGGAGCTGATATTTCGTTTTATCGATCGTGCGCTGGCAATAGGAGTACTGGCGTAAGTGGAGAACGAGCATGAACCTTGAAGCTTTACCAAAATATTACTCCCCAAAATCTCCAAAATTGAGTGATGACGCACCGGCGACAGGCTCGGGTGGTTTAACAATTACAGATGTGATGGCTGCGCAGGGGATGGTGCAGTCGAAAGCACCGCTTGGGTTTGCCTTATTCCTGGCAAAAGTTGGTGTTCAGGATCCTCAGTTTGCGATTGAAGGTCTGCTCAATTACGCGATGGCACTGGATAACCCGACATTGAACAAATTGAGTGAAGAAACCCGGCTACAGATCATTCCTTACCTTGTGAATTTTGCCTTTGCTGATTATTCCAGGTCTGCGGCAAGTAAGGCTCGCTGTGAGCGTTGTGCTGGTACTGGATTTCATAATGTATTGCGCGAAGTGGTGAAACACTCCAGAAGCGGGGAGTCTGTTATCAAAGAAGAGTGGGTGAAGGAACTATGTCAGCATTGTCATGGTAAGGGAGAAGTCAGCACAGCGTGCAGAGGGTGTAAGGGTAAAGGTATTGTCCTGGATGAAAAAAGAACCCGGCTTCATGGCACGCCTGTTTATAAGATTTGTGGGCGTTGCAATGGAAACCGGTTTAGCCGTTTACCAACCACACTGGCGCGGCATCATGTCCAGAAGCTGGTACCAGACCTGACGGATTATCAGTGGTACAAAGGATATGCAGATGTCATTGATAAACTGGTTACAAAGTGCTGGCAGGAAGAAGCATATGCAGAGACACAATTGAGAAAGGTGACAAGATAAATGATTTTCGACGAAGATGGCGACATGATACTTGCATTTTTCAAAAAATCTGGTTAGGATTCTCCTAACGATGGGCTTTATATGTCTGCCGTTAACGAAATCATAACAAACCTCGCTTCGGCGGGGTTTTTGCTTTTCTGGAGGTCAATAATGCAGGGCGAAAAGCAGCAGCCATATTTTTTTAACCCTGGTATGACTGTTGAACAGCTTGAAGACTGGCTGGAGCAGCAAAAGCTTCATCTAAGCCGCTATAACCGTCTGGTAAAAGAAAAAGCAGAGCTTGAAGAACGGCTCAGTGATATTTCTGTGGAAATTGAACGAATGTCTGCTGGTGGTTTTAACGGAAAGTTGAGTTTCCCCTGGGAGTCAAGTTCGCTTCTGAGAAATCATCAACAGGGTAGTGTTTGACTGAAATAATAAACAGACTGTCATTAAGATCCCTTCCCCTCATATCTGAGAGGACCAACAGCAATTAAGAGGGGGCTAAATGTCCGATCCGATTTCCGGTACTGGGCTGGCTGGTGGTGCCCTGACGGGTGCCAGTGTTTATGGACTGCTGACCGGAACTGATTACGGCGTTGTATTTGGCGCATTTGCAGGGGCTGTATTCTACATAGCAACAGCAGCAGATCTGAGTGCATCGCGCCGACTGGCATATTTTATCGTGTCATATATTGCCGGGATTCTTTGCTCTGGGTTGGTTGGCTCCAAGCTGGCGAACTTGACCGGATACAGTGATAAACCTCTGGATGCTATTGGTGCCGTAATCGTCTCTGCTTTAGCCGTTAAAATCCTGACGTTCCTGAATAATCAGGATATCGGCTCGCTGGTGGCGCTCATAACGCGCCGGGGAGGTTCAGGTGGAGCTAAATGACCCGACAGCAACTATAAATGCGCTGTTATGTGCTTGTGTTGTTATTACTCTGATGTTTTATCGTCGTGGTGATTCGCGGCATCGTCCTTGGGTTTCACGTTTAGCCTGGCTGATTACTGTTACATACAGTGCTGTTCCGTTGGCCTATCTCTGTGGGATTTATCCCCATTCCTCATGGCCCATTATCGTGGCGAACACTATTTTTCTTTCCGTGCTGGTGGCCGTCAGAGGCAACGTTGCACGTCTGGTTGATCATCTGAGGCACTAATGAACCAACAATTATTTCAAAAGGCGGCTGGTATTAGCGCCGAACTGGCTGCGCGCTGGTTTCCGCATATTGATGCGGCGATGAAGGAATTCGGCATTACAGCACCAGCGGATCAGGCAATGTTTATCGCTCAGATAGGCCATGAGTCGATGGGGTTTAGCGCCGTAGTTGAAAATTTTAACTACACACCATCTGCGCTGGTGGCGACGTTCGGAAAGAGGATCACACAGCAGCAGGCTGATGCCCTTGGCAGAACATCCGGACATGCAGCTCGTCAGGATGCTATTGCCAATCTGGTGTATAGCAACCGACTGGGTAACAAAGCACCAGGTGATGGCTGGAAATATCGTGGTAGAGGATTAATTCAAATCACAGGCCTCCATAATTATCGCATCTGTGGCGCGGCGCTGAAGTTAGATCTGGTGACTTCACCTGAACAACTGGAACAGGAACTACAGGCGGCGCGCTCAGCTGCATGGTTCTACACCTCTAAAGGCTGCATGATCTACGGTGCCGATATTAACCGTGTTACGCGCATTATTAACGGCGGTCTGAACGGTATTGAGGATCGTAAGGTCCGATACAACAGGGCGCGGGCGGTGCTGCTGGTATGAAGATAAGTTATTTGGCGCTCATTTTAACGTTTATTGCTTGTGTTGCTGGTGGTCTTGTCTGGTCAGCGAATCACTATTATGGAAAGTTTCTGGAGGAGCAGAAGCGTGCTGACGCTGCGGAACAGCGAGCTGATTCTACTGAGGCTATCACCGAGAATGTTCTGCGTACTATGGCAATAACGAACATCATTCAGGAGGCGAATCAACATGCAAAACAGCAGATCGCACTGGAGTCACAGAGAACCCAGGAAGATATCAAAGTGGCTATTGCGAATGATGATTGCGCTTCACGTCCTGTGCCTGCTACCGCTGCTGACCGGTTGCGGAAGTACGCGGACAGTTTACGTGAATACACCGGCGGTACTACTGCCAACCAGCCTGACTTCTGATACTCCAGTACCTTTTATACCCAATCCGCTGACGTATGGTGAAAGTTTGGATTTGAATGTAAAACTATTGTCCGCGTTAGGGAGTTGTAATTTAGATAAGTCTCATATTAGAAGGCATGAAGAAAAACGAGCTATACACAAATATAATGACTCTTTTAAGTAGGTGTATAGCTTTTTAATTATAATTATTTTTAAACCCAGTTGTATTCTAAATGGTGATTATTTGGCTAAAAGAGAGTTCACTAACCCCTCGAGAAAGGTATAAACAGTTGTAGCATTTGCAAAATGAGATAAATATTCAAATAAATTGGACTTGGATATGACGTTTTTTTTATCTTCTGAATTAACAGTTTCACATACAGTCAGTAAAGACTCAAAATCAGCTTTTTTGGTTAGCAACTTTTCCAACAGTATTGACCATTCTTTTTCATTCCCTGCTTGCACAAAACCGATTTTACATGCTCTTGCGTGACTATTGATTAGCTCAGCATCAACGCCTTTGCCAAAAACGTATCCAACGCCACAATTGGAAGCAGTACAGTTAATCATTTTTATCATCTTCTTATCCTTAACATTCTTCGTGGGGGTGAGATTAATCTTAATGCACCTTGAGCGAATAGTCTTCTATAAAAATATATCACTGTAAAAAAACAATTTTTTCTTACAATACAATATATTACATTACATTAATGGAATCAGTAATTACACAGGAGGAATAACATTCCGCAACGAACCCCAAAAGCCTGCCGTGTTCGCGGCTGCCGCCATACCACCACTGACCCGTCAGGCTATTGCGAAAGCCACAAAAGCGAAGGCTGGAAGCAATACAAACCTGGACAATCCCGTCATCAGCGCGGCTACGGTTCGAAGTGGGACAGTATCCGCGCGCGTGTCCTGAAGCGTGACAAAGGCCTGTGTCAGTTATGTCTGCGTTCTGGTGTGGTGCGTGAGGCGAAAACTGTTGACCACATCATCCCTAAAGCGCATGGCGGCACTGATGCTGACAGTAATCTGCAGAGTCTGTGCTGGCCGTGTCATAAGGCGAAGACGGCCCGTGAACGGTTAAAGTGATAATAATTCTCAACTGTCTGAGGGGAGGGGCGGGTCAAATCCCTGTGACCTGACGTCTTCCGGACTGCCCGCCCCATCGTTTTTTTATACCCGCGAAAAATGAAATTTAACCAGGAGTGCCACATATGGCTGGAACGGCGGGGCGTTCCGGGCGTCGCCCCAAGCCAACGGCGCGCAAGGCGCTGGCCGGAAACCCCGGCAAGCGAGCCCTGAATAAAGATGAACCTGTTTTTACGCCCATCAAAGGTGTTGAGCCACCGGAGTGGTTCGCTGAAGAAGATCTCCCTCTCGCCACGATCATGTGGCAACTGACAACCAAAGAACTCTGCGGTCAGGGCCTGCTGTGCGTGACTGACCTCGCGGTGCTTGAGCGGTGGTGCGTGGCCTACGAGTTCTGGCGGCGTGCCGTGAAAAATATTGCCAGACAGGGCAACACCATCACCGGTGCAATGGGTGGCATGGTCAAAAATCCGGAGCTGACCGCCAAGAAAGAACAGGAGTCCGAGATGAGCAGCACGGGGGCAATGCTCGGACTCGACCCCAGCAGCCGCCAGCGTCTGATTGGCCTGGCGGGGCAGAAGAAAGCCACTAACCAGTTTCTGAAAATCATCGAATCATGAGCCGGAAATCTTACCCCAACGTAAATGCTGCCAATCAGTATGCCCGTGATGTCGTGCGCGGAAAGATTGTGGCCTGCCAGTTTGTGATTCAGGCCTGCCAGCGCCATCTTGATGACCTGATGGCGGAAAAAAGTAAGTCGTTTCGTTACCGCTTCGACAAGGACCTGGCTGAACGGGCCGCGAAATTTATTCAGCTGTTGCCACACACCAAGGGGGAGTGGGCATTCAAGAGGATGCCCATCACGCTGGAACCGTGGCAGCTCTTTGTGATCTGCTGTGCGTTTGGCTGGGTCAATAAAGGCTCCCGGCTGCGCCGCTTCAGGGAGGTGTATACCGAAATCCCCCGTAAGAACGGCAAATCGGCAATCTCTGCCGGTGTTGCCCTGTATTGTTTTGCCTGTGATAACGAGTTTGGCGCGGAAGTGTATTCCGGTGCCACGACAGAGAAACAGGCGTGGGAAGTCTTTCGCCCGGCGCGACTGATGTGTAAACGCACACCCATGCTGACGGAAGCGTTCGGGATTGAGGTTAACGCCTCAAACATGAACCGTCCGGAGGATGGCGCGCGGTTTGAACCGCTGATCGGTAACCCCGGTGATGGTTCATCACCCCACTGTGCCGTGGTGGATGAATATCACGAGCACGCCACCGATGCGCTTTATACCACGATGCTTACCGGGATGGGCGCGCGACGTCAGCCACTGATGTGGGCCATCACCACCGCCGGGTACAACATTGAGGGGCCGTGCTACGACAAGCGGCGGGAAGTTATCGAGATGCTCAACGGTTCGGTACCCAACGATGAACTGTTCGGGATCATCTATACCGTTGACGAAGGCGATGACTGGACCGACCCGCAGGTGCTGGAAAAAGCTAACCCGAATATTGGCGTGTCGGTTTATCGCGAATTTTTGTTAAGTCAGCAGCAGCGTGCGAAAAATAACGCCCGTCTGGCAAACGTCTTTAAAACAAAACACCTCAATATCTGGGTGTCGGCGCGTTCGGCGTATTTCAACCTGGTGAGCTGGCAGAGCTGCGAGGATAAATCACTGACCCTTGAGCAGTTCGAGGGGCAACCGTGCATTCTGGCCTTTGACCTGGCGCGTAAGCTGGATATGAACAGCATGGCGCGACTTTATACCCGCGAGATTGACGGTAAAACGCATTACTACAGTGTGGCTCCGCGCTTCTGGGTACCGTATGACACGGTGTACAGCGTCGAGAAAAATGAAGATCGCCGGACAGCCGAACGCTTTCAGAAATGGGTGGAAATGGGCGTTCTGACCGTTACCGATGGTGCGGAGGTGGATTATCGCTACATCCTCGAGGAGGCCAAAGCGGCGAACAAAATCAGCCCGGTCAGTGAGTCACCCATCGACCCCTTCGGGGCGACCGGGTTGTCACATGACCTTGCTGATGAAGACCTGAATCCCGTCACTATCATTCAGAACTACACCAACATGTCCGACCCGATGAAAGAGCTGGAAGCGGCAATTGAATCGGGGCGCTTTCATCATGATGGCAATCCCATCATGACCTGGTGTATCGGCAATGTGGTCGGCAAAACCATTCCGGGTAACGATGATGTGGTGAAACCCGTCAAAGAGCAGGCGGAAAACAAAATTGACGGTGCAGTTGCGCTGATTATGGCGGTTGGCAGAGCCATGCTGTATGAGAAAGAAGACACGCTGTCTGACCACATTGAGTCCTATGGGATCCGCTCGCTTTAACTGAGGTAATTATGATCATGCTGATTCTCGCGCCTCTGGTGGGCGTGCTGGGGGCGCTTTTGCTGGCGTATGGTGCCTGGCTGATTTATCCCCCGGCGGGGTTTGTTGTTGCCGGGGCGTTGTGCCTGTTCTGGTCGTGGCTGGTGGCGCGATATCTCGACCGTACACAGTCGTCTGTCGGCGGAGGTAAATAGTGTTCTTTTCGGGATTATTTCAACGAAAAAGTGACGCACCGGTGACCACGCCAGCAGAGCTGGCGGATGCTATCGGGTTGTCCTACGACACCTATACCGGAAAGCAGATCAGCAGCCAGCGGGCCATGCGACTGACGGCGGTTTTTTCCTGCGTCAGGGTGCTGGCAGAGTCGGTCGGGATGTTGCCCTGCAATCTGTATCACCTGAACGGCAGCCTGAAACAGAGAGCCACCGGCGAGCGTCTGCATAAGCTGATCTCCACGCATCCCAATGGCTATATGACGCCGCAGGAGTTCTGGGAGCTGGTGGTCACCTGTCTGTGCCTGCGGGGAAACTTTTACGCCTACAAAGTGAAAGCATTTGGCGAAGTGGCTGAACTGCTGCCCGTCGATCCCGGCTGTGTGGTACCGAAGCTTAACAGTAGCTGGGAGCCGGTCTATCAGGTCACATTCCCGGACGGCTCCACGGATGTACTGAGCCAGGAAGATATCTGGCATGTGCGCACGCTGACGCTGGACGGTCTGGTGGGGCTGAATCCCATCGCCTATGCCCGCGAGGCAATATCGCTGGCAGCTGCGACCGAAGAGCACGGGGCCAGACTGTTCAGCAATGGTGCGGTGACGTCCGGTGTGTTGCGTACAGAGCAGACGCTGTCGGATCAGGCTTATGAGCGCCTGAAGAAAGATTTTGAGGAGCGTCACACCGGGCTTGGCAATGCTCACCGCCCGATGATCCTTGAGATGGGGCTGGACTGGAAGTCGATGGCGCTGAACGCCGAGGACAGCCAGTTCCTGGAAACCCGCAAGTTTCAGCTTGAAGAAATCTGTCGTCTGTTCCGGGTGCCGTTGCACATGGTGCAGAACACCGATCGCGCCACCTTCAACAATATCGAAGAGCTGGGGCTGGGATTTATCAACTATTCACTGGTGCCGTATCTGACCCGCATCGAACAGCGGATCAACACCGGACTGGTACGAAAAAGTAAGCAGGGCGTTTATTACGCCAAATTTAACGCCGGGGCGTTACTGCGCGGGGATATGAAGTCCCGTTTTGAAGCCTACGCCACCGGGATCAACTGGGGAATTTACTCTCCCAATGACTGCCGCGACCTGGAAGATATGAATCCGCGTCCCGGTGGTGATGTCTATCTCACACCGATGAACATGACCACGAAACCCTCCGATGGCAGTAAAGCCGGTAAGCAGAAGGATAACGCCAATGCAGACGAAACAACGTCTTGATGTACCGCTGAGTCTGAAATCTGTCAGTGACTCCGGTGAGTTTGAAGGGTATGGCTCCGTCTTTGGTGTAAAGGACAGCCACGATGATGTGGTGATGTCCGGGGCATTTGCTGCTTCCCTGCGGGCGTGGAGTGACAGAAAAGCGTTACCTGCGCTGCTCTGGCAGCACCGCATGGATGAACCCATCGGTGTTTACACCGAAATGAAGGAAGACGATGTCGGGCTTTACGTCAGGGGACGGTTGCTTATTGATGATGATCCCCTCGCAAAACGCGCACATGCACACATGAAGGCCGGTTCGTTAACCGGCCTTTCTATTGGGTACGTCCTGAAAGACTGGGAATACGACCGGAGCAAAGAAGCCTTTCTGCTGAAAGAAATCGACCTCTGGGAAGTCAGCCTGGTGACGTTCCCGTCTAACGACGAGGCGCGGATCAGCGACGTCAAGAACGCACTGGCCCGCGGGGAAATCCCCGAACAGAAAAAAATCGAAAGAGTCCTGCGTGATGTCGGACTCTCCCGTACCCAGGCCAAAGCATTCATGGCCGGGGGCTATGGCGCACTGTCCCTGCGCGACGCTGAGGATGTGGGCTCTGCACTGAATGCACTGAAAAATCTGAACTTCTAATCAGGAGAAATACGATGGCGGTTGATATTAAAGATGTCGAACAGGTCGCGCAGGAGCTGCAGCAGAAGTTTGACGACTTCAAAGCAAAGAACGACAAGCGCGTGGATGCGATTGAGCAGGAAAAAGGCAAGCTTGCCGGGCAGGTGGAAACCCTGAACGGGAAACTCAGCGAGCTGGAAAATCTCAAAAGCGACCTTGAAAAAGAGCTGCTTGAGCTGAAACGTCCGGCAGGTGGAGCGCAAAATAAACTGGCCACCGAGCATAAAGAGGCGTTTGTGGGCTTCCTGCGTAAAGGCCGTGAAGACGGTCTGCGCGATCTGGAGCGTAAGGCATTGCAGGTGGGTACCGATGAAGACGGTGGCTACGCCGTGCCGGAAGAACTGGATCGCAACATTCTTAACCTGCTGAAAGATGAAGTGGTGATGCGTCAGGAAGCCACGGTGATCACCGTTGGCGGTTCCGACTACAAAAAACTGGTGAATCTGGGCGGCACGGCTTCCGGATGGGTGGGGGAAACGGATACGCGATCCCAGACTGCCACCTCCAGACTGGAGCTGATTGAACCTCTCATGGGGGAAATCTACGGCAACCCGCAGGCTACCCAGAAAATGCTGGACGATGCCTTCTTCAACGTGGAGGCCTGGATCAACAGCGAGCTGGCAACCGAATTTGCCGAACAGGAAGAAATTGCCTTTACCTCAGGCAATGGCACCAAGAAGCCGAAAGGGTTCCTGGCGTATGAATCCACGGATGAAACCGACAAGGTCCGGGCGTTCGGCAAACTTCAGCATATTGTATCCGGCGAAGCGACCGCGGTGACCGCAGACGCCATTATCAAACTGATTTACACGCTGCGTAAGGCACACCGCACTGGCGCGAAGTTCATGATGAACAACAACAGCCTGTTTGCCATACGTCTGCTGAAAGACAGCGAGGGTAACTATCTGTGGCGTCCGGGGCTGGAGCTGGGGCAGCCGTCCTCTCTGGCGGGTTACGGTATCGCTGAAAACGAACAGATGCCGGATATCGCCGCTGATGCGAAAGCCATTGCATTTGGTAACTTCAAACGGGGTTACACCATCGTTGACCGTATCGGCACCCGCATTCTGCGTGACCCGTACACCAATAAACCGTTTGTCGGTTTTTATACCACCAAACGCACCGGCGGCATGCTGGTCGATTCGCAGGCCATCAAACTGCTGAAGATTGCAGTGGCGTAATCACTCAGGGGCGCGGAACCGCGCCCCTGTTCTGACGGGTGAAGAATCATGATCCTGAAACAAGATCTGAAATGGTCACCGGACGGTATGCGTGTTGAGGTCATTCGGGCCGGTGAGTATGACGACGGGGCGCTTCCTGCCCGGGTGCAGGAGATTGCACTTCAGGCCGGGTTAGCAGAGCGCGGAACCAGTGCAAAAAGCAATAAAGCGACAAAAGAGAAAAAAGCCACGACCAGTAAAGAGGGCTGAGTATGCTTCTGACAATGGAAGAGATTAAAGCCCAACTCCGGCTGGATGAGGATTTCGATGCTGATGACCGCCATCTGCAACTGCTGGCCTGTGCGGCACAAAAGCGGACAGAAACGTATCTGAACCGGAAGCTCTATGCACCGGATGAAACCATTCCGGACAGCGATCCGGACGGGCTGCACCTGCCGGATGATATTCGTCTGGGGATGCTGATGCTTATCAGCCATTTTTACGAAAACCGCTCGTCGGTTACGGAAGTGGAGAAACTCGACATGCCGCAGAGTTTTGGCTGGCTTGTCGGCCCGTACAGGTACTTTCCGCAATGAAAATTCGTCAGGCGCAGACCAGCGCAACCTACATTCTGCCGGACCCCGGTGAACTGAATAAACGCGTCCTGATCCGCCAGCGGGTGGATATGCCCGCGGATAACTTTGGCGTGGAGCCTCAATACCCGGTTACGTTCCGGACATGGGCGAAGGTTATCCAGACCAGTGCCACCACCTGGCAGGAAACCGCGCAGACCGGGGACGCCATCACCCATTACATCACCATTCGCTACCGCCGGGGGATCACTGCTGATTATGAGGTGGTCTGTGATGACCGTGTGTACCGGGTGAAACGTCAGCGTGATCTGAACGGGGCGCGGCGCTTTCTGCTGCTGGAGTGTACGGAACTGGGTGCCGAAGAACAAATGGGAGGACGCAGTGGATCAGACAGCATTTTTACACGTTGATTTCAAACAACCGGAGGAGATGGAGTTTAACCGTGCCAGGCTCCGAAGGGCATTTGTTCAAATCGGGCGTGTCTATATGCGTGATGCCCGGCGGCTGGTGATGCGACGTGGTCGGTCTGCTCCAGGTGAAAACCCCGGCTATCAGACCGGACGACTTGCGCGTTCTATAGGTTATTACGTCCCCCGTAAAAGCTCCCGTCGTTCTGGCCTGATGGTCAGGATTTCCCCTAACCAGAAAAACGGGCAGGGTAACCGGCGTTTTCCTGAAGGTTCTGCGTATTATCCGGCGTTTCTGTATTACGGTGTGCGTCATGCCGCATACGGGATGAGCAAAAAGGATAAGCGCCAGAAAAAGCAGCATTCATCCCGCTGGCGGCTGGCACCACGTAATAACTTTATGGCTGATGTCATCGACCAGCGTCGTTACTGGACACAAAAGTTACTGTCCCGTGAGTTACAGCGGTCATTACGTCCTGTAAGAAGGAAAAAAACATGAAACTGACTCCTGTTATTGCTGCGCTGCGTGCCCGCTGTCTGTATTTTGAAAACCGGGTGGCAGGCGCGGCACAGTTCAAAAATCTGCCGGAGGTCGGAAAGCTGAGACTCCCGGCGGCATATGTTGTACCGGGTGATGATTCTCCGGGAGAAAACAAAAGCCAGACCGACTACTGGCAGGAGCTGAAAGAGGGCTTCTCCGTGGTTGTCATACTGAGTAACGGGCGTGATGAGCGCGGTCAGTTTGCCTCGTATGATGTGGTGGACGATGTCCGGCAAATGCTCTTTAAGGCCCTGCTGGGCTGGAACCTGGAAGCGTGCGGTAATCCGATTACCTATGACGGTGGCACGCTGCTGGATCTGAATCGTCATGAGCTGATTTATCAGTTCGATTTTTCGGTCATCAGCGAGCTGACCGAAGACGATACCCGCCAGCAGGATGATCTGAACAGTCTGGATGAACTGCGAACGCTGGCGATTGATGTTGATTATCTCGATCCCGGTAACGGGCCTGACGGCGATATCGAACATCACACCGAAATAACCCTTCCTTCCTGAGAATCTTCATGTTTGTGAAACCTGTTAAAGGGCGGTCAGTTCCTGACCCTGCCCGCGGCGACCTTTTGCCCGCCGAGGGGCGAAATGTTGATGAGAACAACTACTGGCTGCGCCGTGAAGCAGCGGGTGATATCCGGCGCGTGAATGAAAAGGTGAATACCGATGACGATAAGCTTTAACTCCATTCCGTCGAATACGCTGGTTCCGATTTTTTATGCGGAAATGGATAACTCGGCGGCGAATACTGCACAGGACAGCGGAGCATCGCTGCTGATTGGTCATGCCAATAACGGTGCAGAGATTGTTGCCAACAGTCTGGTGCTGATGCCATCGGCAGACTATGCACGCCAGATTTGTGGTGCGGGAAGTCAGTTGTCGCGTATGGTCGAGGCTTATCGCCAGACCGACCCGTTTGGTGAACTGTATGTGATTGCCGTTCCTGAATCCACGGGCGCGGCGGCAACAGTTACGCTGACGGTGACCGGAGCGGCAACCGAAACCGGCACGGTGAATGTTTATGTGGGACGTACCCGCGTGCAGGCACCGGTGACCAACGGCGATAACGTCGCGACGATTGCCAGCAGTATCAAAGATGCCATCAATGCCGTTCCGACCCTGCCGTTTACTGCCTCATCTTCGGCAGGCGTGATCACACTGACCGCGCGTCATAAGGGGCTTTGCGGGAATGAAATTCCTGTCAGCCTCAATTACTACGGCTTTGGTGGGGGCGAAGTGCTGCCAGCGGGCGTACAGATTGCCGTGGCGACGGGTACCGCTGGAACGGGCGCTCCTGTTCTCACCGGCGCGGTGGCTGCAATGGCGGATGAGCCGTTTGATTATATCGGCCTGCCGTTCAACGACACGGCCTCCGTTAACACGCTGGTGACCGAGATGAACGATACCAGCGGTCGCTGGAGCTATGCGCGTCAGCTGTATGGTCATGTGTATACGGCAAAGATCGGCACGCTGTCAGAACTGGTGACCGCAGGTGACCAGTTTAACCAGCAGCACATTACCCTGGCGGGATACGAAAAAGAGACCCCGACGCCTGCCGACGAGCTGGCGGCAAGCCGTACCGCCCGCGCAGCAGTGTTTATTCGCAACGATCCGGCACGTCCCACGCAGACCGGTGAGCTGGTGGGTATGCTGCCTGCGCCGAAGGGGAAACGGTTCACGATGACCGAACAACAGACCCTGCTGTCGCATGGCGTGGCAACGGCGTATGTCGAAAGCGGGGTGCTGCGCATTCAGCGTGATGTCACCACGTACAGGAAAAATGCTTACGGTGTTGCGGATAACAGCTACCTCGACAGCGAGACGCTGCATACCAGCGCGTATGTGCTGCGCAAACTGAAATCCGTCATTACCAGTAAGTACGGGCGTCACAAGCTTGCCAGCGACGGTACCCGCTTTGGTCCCGGTCAGGCGATTGTCACACCGGCGGTGATCAAAGGGGAACTGCTGACAACCTACCGTCAGCTTGAGCGTGCGGGGATCGTGGAAAACTACGAACTGTTTAAGCAGTACCTGGTTGTGGAGCGTGATGCCAGCGATCCGAACCGCCTGAACACGCTGTTCCCGCCTGACTATGTTAACCAGTTGCGTGTCTTTGCCGTGGTTAACCAGTTCCGTCTTCAGTATTCAGAGGAGTCTGCATAATGGCCCGTATCGGGGGAACCTGTTATTTCAAAATTGACGGTCAACAGCTATCGCTGACCGGCGGCATTGAGGTGCCCATGAACAGGACGGTCAATGATGACATCATCGGCCTGGACGGTTCAGTGGACCGCAAGGAAACTCACCGTGCGCCTTATGTCAAAGGGACTTTCAAGGTACCGAAGAATTTTCCGGTGAGCAAAATCACCTCGTCTGATGAGATGACCATCACTGCCGAGCTGGCGAACGGTCAGGTCTATGTATTGTCGTCTGCCTGGCTGCACGGTGAAGCGAACCATAATGCCGAAGAAGGCACGGTCGATATTGAATTTCACGGTGAAGAAGGGGATTACCAGTGATTGAGCTTGTACTTAAAAAACCGATCATCGCCCACAAAGAAACACTGCATGTGTTGGAAATACGTGAGCCTACGTATGACGAGATTGAGGCGCTGGGGTTCCCTTTCTCTGTTTCGCCTGATGGTGGTATGAAAATGGACAGTCAGGTGGCGCTGAAATATATCCCGCTTCTGGCCGGGATCCCGCGCTCGTCTGCAGCGCAGATGACGAAGCTGGATATTTTCAAGGCAGGCATGATTGTAATGCGTTTTTTTACCGGCTTGGAGACGGAAGAGACCTCCGGAAGCGATTCTACAATGTCGCGTGGTTCTGGAAATTAAACCCCCTTGAACTTCGCCGGACGGCTATTTCTCACTTTGCTGATCTGGAGGCAGAGGCCGTCCGTATAAATGAGGAGATGAAGCATGGCTGATAATTTTCAGCTGAAAGCCATCATCACCGCCGTTGACAGGCTATCCGGCCCGCTTAAAGGTATGCAGCGTCAGCTTAAGGGATTTCAGAAAGAAGTCTCCAGCCTTGCTCTGGGCGCTGCCGGGGCTGGTACTGCAATAATGGGGGCACTGGCACTCCCTGTAAAATCAGCCATCACCCTTGAATCGAAGATGGCTGATGTCCGCAAAGTGGTGGACGGTCTGGATACGCCGGATGCATTTAAGGCCATGACGGAGCAGGTACGCGCTTTGTCTACAGAGCTTCCCATGTCTGCAGACGGGATCGCGGAAATTGTGGCGGCTGGCGGTCAGGCCGGGATTGCACGTGATGAACTGATGCAGTTTGCCACTGATGCGGTGAAGATGGGCGTGGCCTTTGATACAACGGCTGAAGAGTCCGGGCAGATGATGGCCCAGTGGCGTACTGCGTTTAATATGACACAGGATGAAGTGGCTGGGCTGGCTGACAAAATCAACTACCTTGGTAATACCGGCCCGGCGAATGCGAAGAAAATCTCCGATATTGTTACGCGTATTGGTCCTTTAGGTGGTGTTGCTGGTGTGGCTTCCGGCGAAATCGCGGCGATGGGGGCAACCATTGCCGGGATGGGCGTGGAGTCAGAAATTGCCGCCACAGGGATCAAGAACTTCATGCTTTCCCTGACCGCGGGAAATTCCGCGACAAAATCGCAGAAACAGGCATTGCGTTTTCTGCGGATCAATCCGAAGAAATTAGCTACTGATATGCAGAAAGATGCCCGGGGCACCATGCTGTCTGTACTGGATGCGATGGCTAAAGTGCCTAAAGAAAAACAGGCAGCTGTGCTGAATGCCCTGTTCGGGAAAGAGTCTCTGGGCGCGATAGCACCTCTGCTGACTAACCTTGATTTGTTGCGTACCAACTTCAGGCGGGTTGCGGATTCCCAGCAATATGGCAGTTCGATGCAGAAGGAATATGCTTCGAGGGCAGCGACGACGGAAAACCAGCTTTTACTTCTGCAAAATCAACTTGATGCCATTTCTTCCACGCTGGGGGAAACGTTTCTTCCTGAGGTTAATGATGGTCTTGAAGCGGTAAAACCGCTCCTTGAGGAAGTGAGAACGTTTGTCCGTGAAAACCCGGAGCTCGTTAAGACCATTGCTAAAATCGGTCTGGCCTTACTGACGGTGGGAGCCGCTGCAGGCTCTTTGTCCAGAATTATGAAAGTTCTCGGCGGTGTGATGAATATGACGCCTGCTAAGGGGCTGATTGCTCTTCTGGTTGGTGGCGCTTACCTCATTATTGATAACTGGGAAACCGTAGGTCCTGTCATAAAAAAAGTCTGGCACGTGGTGGATGAAACGGCGCAGGCGATGGGGGGATGGGAAACTGTTCTGAAAGCGATTGCCCTGTTTATGGCAACCAAATGGGTTGCTGACGTTACCAAATCCATTACCGCAGTGACCAGAGAGATGCGTACGCTGGGGAAGGTATCGGCAGAAACGGGATTGATGGGGAAAGGCCGCGGCTTTATCGGGAAGGCCGGGGTATATGGTTTTCTGGGAACCCTGATATATGAGCCGGTTAAAGATACTCTGGAAAGTGTTGTTCCTGAAGATACGGTTAACTGGCTGGATAATAAAGGGCTGTTTCTGGCTTCAGACTGGACGCCTTTTTTTGATCGTAAAGAGTACGAGCAGTATCAGGCCAGCCTGAGTCAGTACAAACCCAATGTTCCGCTGTTGAATCCATCTTCTTCCATGACACAGCACAGCGAGCTGAAAGTCACGTTCGAGAATGCTCCGCCAGGTATGAAGATAATTGATGTACCGGGAAAAGCCGATCCCCTGATGAAAATCACGCACGATGTGGGGTATTCCCCTTTTCGTTTTCCACGATAACGCAGTCCTTTTTGAGGTCAGTCTATGGATTTATCCTCATTTCCCACCCGACCTTCATTACTTTCGTCGTCTTCAGGCTGGCGTGACAGGCTTCAGGACGCGTCATTTCGCGGCGTGCCGTTTAAGGTTGAAGAAGAAAGTGCGGGAACCGGTCGCCGTGTGGAAACACATGAATACCCGAACCGCGACAAGCCCTATACCGAAGATCTGGGAAAAGTCACTTTCCGCCCGTCCATCACAGCTTATGTGGTGGGAGATGACTGCTTTGACCAGCGCGATCGCCTGATTGAAGCGCTGAATAAACCCGGTCCCGGCACGCTTGTCCACCCGACATATGGTGAGCTGAAAGTCTGTGTTGACGGGGAAGTTCGGGTCAGCACATCGAAAAGTGAAGGGCGTATTGTCCGCTTTGACCTGAAGTTTGTCGAAGCAGGAGAACTCTCTTACCCCACATCAGGTGCGGCGACGGCGCAGACGCTGATGTCATCCTGTTCTGCACTGGATGACTGCATTAGTGACAGCTTCAGCGGTTTCAGTATCGATGGTGTGGCGGATTTCGTGCAGAACGACGTTATCGGTAATGCCAGCATAATGCTGGGGTATGTTTCTGATGCGATGAAAGTGGTGGATTCTGCCGTATCGGATGCCGCCAGGCTGTTGCAGGGGGATATCTCGGTACTTCTGCCGCCGCCATCGTCAGGCAAAAATTTCGTTGAGCAGGTGCAGAAAATGTGGCGTACCGGGAAACGCCTTTATGGTAACGCCAGCGACCTGGTTACCATGATCAAAACGCTTTCCGGTGTCAGCCTCGGCAGCGATCTGCAACCGCGCGGCGTCTGGAAAACGGACAGTAAAACCACCGCCACGGCGACGCAGCAGCGTAACGTGGTTGCCAGCACCCTTCGTACGACCGCAATCAGCGAAGTGGCGTATGCCGTCACCCGATTGCCTGCGCCAACAACTTCCGCGGTGATGCAGAATTCCGCAGTGGGGCAGGCAACAACACCCGCGCAGAGCACTGGCTGGCCTTCCGTCACGCATCCGGCACTGAACAATGCACCGGCGGTGAAAAACACGGTTGACCTGCCGACGTGGGAAGAACTGACTGACATTCGCGACACACTGAATACGGCAATTGATAAGGAGTTGTCCCGTACAACCAGTGATGCGCTGTTTCTGGCGCTGCGCCGGGTGAAAGCAGATCTGAATGCGGATATCAACACGCGCCTTGAACAGTCTGCACGGATCATTCAGCGCACACCGGATGAGGTTTTACCCGCGCTGGTGCTGGCGGCGACCTGGTTTGATAACGCGGCGCGTGACGCGGACATTATCCGGCGTAATGCCATTACGCATCCCGGCTTTGTGCCGGTGATCCCTCTGAAGGTGCCAGTGCAATGAACGACAATGTCACGCTACGGGTAAATGGCCGGGAGTGGAATGGCTGGACATCGGTGCGCATCGGTGCCGGTATTGAACGGCTGGCGCGGGATTTCAGTGTGGAGATCACCCGCCAGTGGCCGGGAGATGAGGGTATCACCACGCTTCAGCCGCGCATTAAAAACGGTTCAAAAGTGGAAGTGCTGATTGGTGATGAGCTGGTGATCACCGGCTGGGTGGAGGCGACGCCCGTTCGTTACGATGCCCGTTCGGTCAGCACCGGTATTGCCGGACGTAGTCTGACGGCTGACCTGATTGACTGTGCAGCCGAACCGACACAGTTTAACGGACGCTCGCTGGTGCAGATTGCGCAGGCGCTTGCTGCGCCTTTCGGCATTGAGGTGGTGAACAGCGGTGCGCCGTCGGGTGTTATTCCTGATGTTCAGCCTGATCACGGTGAAACGGTGATTGAGGTAATCAACAAAATACTCGGTCAGCAGCAGGCACTGGCTTACGACGACCCGCACGGCAGGCTGGTGATTGGCGGTATTGGCTCAACGCGGGCACATACTGCGCTGGTACTCGGGGAAAACATCCTTTCCTGTGATACGGAGAAGAGTATCCGGGAGCGGTTTTCTGTTTACCAGGTGGCGGGGCAGCGTGCCGGAAACGACGATGATTTCGGTGAGGCCACCACCACCGCGCTGCGGGCCCGCACAGAGGACGCATTTATTGCCCGTTACCGTCCGATGTATATCAGGCAGACAGGGCAGGCTACGGGGGCAGGCTGTATTGCCCGTGCGGACTTTGAAGCCAGACAACGGGCGGCGCGGACGGATGAAACCACCTATGTGGTGCAGGGCTGGCGACAGGGTAACGGTACGCTGTGGCAGCCCAACCAGCGGGTGATTGTCTTTGATCCGGTCTGTGGTTTCGACAATACCGAACTGCTTGTTTCGGAAGTCACGTTTACTCAGGACCAGAACGGCACCCTGACGGAAATCCGTGTCGGCCCACCTGATGCTTATCTGCCTGAACCCGAAGCCCCCGGCGCGCGAAAAAAGAAAAAAGCCAGAGTACAGGAGGACCCGTTCTGATGAGGACGATTGAAGCCATGCAGCGACAACTCCTCGGCCTGATTGGGCGGGCCGTGGTGAAAAGCATCAGTGCCGCCACGAAATGTCAGACCGTGGATGTGTCTCTGATTGCCGGTGAACCCAAAGCCGGGGTTGAACATCTTGAACCCTACGGTTTTACCGCAAGGGCAAACAGCGGTGCGGAAGCGGTGGTGTTGTTTCCGGATGGCGACCGTTCTCATGCGGTGGTTGTTACGGTGTCGGACCGGCGCTACCGCCTGAAAGGGCTGCAGACGGGTGAGGTGGCTGTCTATGACGATCAGGGGCAGTCCGTGACGCTGACCCGGGAGGGGATCGTGGTGGACGGTGCAGGTAAAACGATCACGTTTCGCAATGCGCCTAAGGCTCGTTTTGAAATGGACCTGGAAGTGACCGGACAGGTGAAAGACCTGTGCGACTCCAGCGGCACCACCATGTCAGCGATGCGGCTTGCCTATAACGGGCATCGTCACAGAGAGAACGGTCAGGGCAGTAACACCGACAAACCTGATAAAGCGATGGAGGCATGATGGAACTGTGGCTGACGGTGAACGGTAAACGCACCTGCGCTAGCGCACCGCTGGATCCGCTGACCCGTGCCGTGGTGATTTCCCTGTTCACCTGGCGGCGGGCTGAACCTGATGACAATGCCGACGTCCCGATGGGATGGTGGGGGGATACCTGGCCTGCGGTACAGAATGACCGTTACGGCTCCCGACTGTGGCTGCTTCAGCGCAGCAAACTGACCAATCAGCTGGTGCAGACGGTAAGGGGGTATATCCGCGAATGCCTGCAATGGATGATTGATGACGGCGTGGTGTCCCGTATTGATCTGGATATCCGCCGCACCGGGATTAATGAACTGGGTAACAGTATCACTCTCTGGCGTCGTGACGGACCGGTAATGATTTCTTTTGATGATCTGTGGAGTGCGATAACGCATGGCGGACAGTGAATTTCAGCGCCCGACGCTGGCAGAAAATATCAGTATGCTCCGTAACGATTTATTCGCCAGGCTGGACGTCAGCGACACGCTCCGGCGCATGGATGAAGACGTGCGGGCAAAGGTGTATGCGGCGGCGCTGCATACGGTTTACGGTTACATCGATTATCTGGCAATGAACATGCTGCCTGACCTGTGCGATGAGTCCTGGCTGGCGCGACATGCTGCGATGAAACGGTGTCCGCGCAAGGGGGCCACGGCTGCCAGCGGGTATATGCGCTGGGAAGGTGTCAGCGATGGCCTGAAAGTGACCGCCGGGAGCGTGATTCAGCGCGATGACCTGGTTCAGTACACGGCAACTGCCGATGCAACCAGCTCCGGTGGTGTCCTGCGCGTGCCGATCGCCTGCTCAAGTGCAGGCGCGGTCGGTAACGCTGACGACGGTACGGCATTAATCCTGGTCACGCCGGTGAATGGTCTGCCGTCTTCCGGTGTGGCTGACACCCTGACAGGCGGATTTGATACTGAAGAGCTGGAAACGTGGCGCGCCCGCGTCATTGAGCGGTATTACTGGACGCCTCAGGGCGGGGCTGACGGGGACTATGTCGTCTGGGCTAAAGAAGTGCCCGGCATTACCCGCGCATGGACATACCGACACTGGATGGGAACGGGGACTGTCGGTGTGATGATTGCCAGCAGTGACCTGATTAATCCCATTCCGGAAGAGTCAACGGAAACGGCGGCAAGACAACATATCGGGCCATTGGCCCCGGTGGCAGGCTCTGATTTGTATGTATTCAGGCCGGTGGCGCATAAAGTGGATTTTCATATCCGCGTGACGCCGGACACACCGGAAATACGGGCTGCCATCACCGCCGAGTTGCGTTCGTTCCTGCTGCGTGATGGTTATCCGCAGGGAGAACTGAAGGTGTCACGTATCAGTGAAGCGATTTCCGGTGCGAACGGGGAATACAGCCATCAGTTGCTTGCACCGGCAGACAATATCTCCATTGCAAAAAATGAGCTGGCAGTTCTGGGGACGATTTCATGGACGTGACAAACGATGATTATATCCGTCTGTTGTCGGCACTGTTGCCGCCCGGTCCGGCGTGGTCAGTCAGCGATCCGGCGATTGCCGGTGCGGCACCGTCATTAACCCGCGTTCATCAGCGTGCGGATGCCCTGATGCGGGAGCTGGATCCGCGCACCACCACTGAACTGATAAACCGCTGGGAGCGTCTGTGCGGTCTGCCGGATGAATGTATTCCCGCAGGGACACAGACCCTTCGCCAGCGTCAGCAACGGCTGGATGCGAAGGTTAATCTGGCGGGCGGCATCAATGAGGATTTTTACCTTGCACAGCTTGCTGCCCTGGGCAGACCAGACGCCACTATCACGCGATACGATAAAAGCACGTTCACCTGCTCATCGGCCTGTACTGACGCAGTGAATGCGCTGGAATGGCGGTATTACTGGCAGGTCAACATGCCAGCTGCCACCAACACCACCTGGATGACATGTGGCGATCCCTGTGATTCCGCACTGCGTATCTGGGGCGACACCGTTGTCGAGTGTGTGCTTAACAAACTCTGCCCGTCGCATACCTACGTAATTTTTAAATATCCGGAGTAATCCATGCATCGTATAGACACGAAAACCGCGCAGAAGGATAAGTTCGGCGCGGGTAAGAACGGTTTTACCCGTGGTAACCCCCAGACCGGCACACCTGCCACCGATCTGGATGATGACTACTTTGACATGTTGCAGGAGGAGCTTTGCGGCGTGGTGGAGGCATCCGGTGCCAGCCTGGAGAAGGGGCGGCACGACCAGCTGCTTACCGCGCTTAGTGCGCTACTGTTAAGCCGCAAAAATCCGTTTGGCGATATCAAATCGGACGGCACGGTGAAAACGGCTCTCGAAAACCTTGGTTTGGGAGAAGGTGCTAACTGGGTTATGTTACCTGGAGGAATGATAACAGCGTGTTTATCTTGGATTTCCTATTGGCACCAATGTAAGACACATAACTTTCCCCGGTCGTTTACAACAACGAACTATTCCATCTCAATTAACTGGAATGATATCGGTACTGTAACAACTGAAACACAATCGCCAGCAAATGTGGCGGTTGTTCATCAAACAAAATCATTAACAGGGGCCAGCATCTGGCAGGCAGGTCCGGAGGATTTAATGTGGACATTATAGCGGTGGGGTATTGATATGTACGTATGGAGCGCTAAAGCAAATGGCTTTTCCCATATCGGAGAAAGAAAAATTTGAGGCATCAGGTCTGTGGCCTGATGATGGTGTAATAGTCAGTGAGGAAGAACATAAAAAGTTATTTATGGATATTCCACCAGGAAAACAGATTGGAACACTGAATGGAAAACCAGCACTGATAGATATTCCTCAGCCGACCAAAAAGGAATTAATAGCTATTGCTGAAGTTAAAAAATCCCAATTACGGGAAAAAGCTGACAGTGAAATATCCTGGCGTCAGGATGCTGTTGATGCTGATATCGCAACTGATGAAGAAACTTCAACTCTCACCGAATGGAAGAAATACCGTGTGCTGCTGATGCGTGTTGATACTTCAACAGCACCCGATATTGAATGGCCTACGCCTCCGGCAGTTCAGGCCAGATGACATCCGGCGCGGTGCTGGTATCTGTTGCCGTCACCGCGTCAATGTAATCCAGCACAGCGTTAAGCCGGGTTGTTTCTGCCTGCGTCAGTTTCCGCCCGGCCTGTAATTTCAGCTGAATCAGACTAATGGAAGCCATTGCTGCATCAATCAGTGACTGGCGCTGTGCTTCTGCCGCTTCTACTGCGGCATCGTGTTGTGCCTCAGTATCTGTCACCCATTTCTCACCATCCCATTTATCATATGGCGTTAACGGTGAAAGCGTGACATAACCGTCTTTGATGGCACCGATATAATCCACTGTAACAGCTGCGCCATTTTCTGTTGAGTAAACAGTCTCATTGCGATGGTCTTCTTCATGGCTCCATCCTTACCCGTGAATACTGCCACTTGCCCCGGAATGTATTCGCCCGGGTCAATACCAGTGGAACAGGCGGGCATACTTACGCCAGTATTAATATATTCATCAGACCAGCCCGTATATTCAGACGTTACTGCATCATAATAATAACAACGCATATCACCCGGCACTGTAGCCAGCCCATTTTCATCAAAAACAGGTTTCATTATGCAGCCCTCACAATATAATTAAAGGCGATGTTACGTGGACGGTTTTCATTAGCTGTTGGCACGACACGAGAGGCGTCGAATCCAAGGTCATCGTTTTGCCTATATCAGTTGTGTTATTCGGCATTCTCGCTGATCGTGTTCCTGCATCGTAAAAAGCCCCTCTGATTGCATCAAAAGACATGCCGATCCCGCCATCTGCGAATCCCTCAATATTTCTTATTGCATCCCCCTGTGAAGATAATAATTGTCGCCCGGCATCCACTCCACGTCCGTCATCCCAGCCACGAATAAATTCACCGCGTAAATCAGGCAATTTATTTGTCGGGTAAGCCTTTGCCAGTTCCGGGTATTCTTCAGCAGAAAAAGCTGCTCCGTTGCATTTTAGCCAGCCTGTTGGCGGAGTGGCTGAGGGCCACGGAACAGGCACACCAACAGGTAATGCAGAGCCTTCTCCCAAACCAACGTATATGAAAATGCAGAAATAACGAGCAAATGGCATCATTCCTGCTTTTACCAGGGGGATTTAACATGCTTATTGGCTATGTACGTGTATCAACAAATGACCAGAATACCGATCTACAACGTAATGCGCTGAACTGTGCAGGATGTGAGCTGATTTTTGAAGACAAGATAAGCGGTACAAAGTCCGACAGACCAGGACTGAAAAAGCTGCTCAGGACATTATCGGCAGGTGACACGCTGGTGGTCTGGAAACTGGACCGACTGGGGCGCAGTATGCGGCATCTTGTCGTGCTGGTGGAGGAGTTGCGCGAACGAGGCATCAACTTTCGTAGTCTGACGGATTCAATTGATACCAGTACCCCAATGGGGCGCTTTTTCTTTCATGTGATGGGTGCCCTGGCTGAAATGGAGCGTGAACTGATTGTTGAACGAACAAAAGCTGGACTGGAAGCAGCTCGCGCACAGGGACGAATTGGTGGACGTCGCCCCAAACTTACACCAGAACAATGGGAGCAGGCCGGACGATTAATTGCATCAGGCGTTCCTCGCCAGAAGGTGGCGATTATCTATGATGTTGGTATATCGACACTGTATAAGAAGTTTCCGGTCGGAGATAAATGAAACCGTAGCACGTCGTATGCAAGAAGATCGTGCTGCGGTTTATGCTTATCACTTAAAGACTCAAAAATTAGGTGAGTAACGGACCGGGGACATAGCTCCTTTTTTTCTTAATTCATCTGGTATTTTTTTTCCAAGATAAAGATTTGCTATTTCAGGTGGGGCTTCTCGACCTTCAAAACCATAGCGAGAACTTTGTGTTGCCTCAAAGTCCGGATCCTCGTCCCAGTATTTCATCGTAGGGAAATTTTCACGTGTTGATTTGAGCCATTTATCAGCAATGAAAACCCCTCGAACGATCCCCCTTACAGTAGCAAGAATGACTTCTGCTTGGCTGGCGCGAGAGACATTAATGCGCCAGCTAAATCGAACCGCATCATAAAGCTCTGAATCCTTTGCACTTCTGTTAACGGAAATCATTAATGCTTTATGATGAAATGTTATGGTTTCGGGTTGATATGTTGCTATCAACTCTTTGACATGCGCGGCGCCGAATTCATTGCTGCCAGCACCATTCATGATATTCGTTAACCCAGGGTAGGCATCAATAAGTGCTGCTTCGACTTCGTACGCCGTCTTTTCATCAGTCATTCCGTGTCGATGGATGACATGGATAACCTCAAGTCCTGCTAACCTTATTTCTCTAATTTGCTTTAGCTTGTTGCTCAGTAACTCGTCATCATCAGTCGCTGCCACTTCACCGCGCATATGGGCAAATACGCGGTTACCTTTGCCTTTCCCTACATAGAAGGTGCTTCCGTCCCTCGGATCAATCAATCGGTATACATACCAGCCAAGGTGTTCAATTACTCCAGAAGGAAACTCAGTAATATCCATTTTGCAATATCTATGAATTATTTGTGAGACGTATATTAATGAACATTGCAAGGGCTCACAACCAGTAGTGTTGAGAAAACCATCGGGGAAATGAGGCTAAGTCTTTGAATTTACATAGTACAAAAAAGATACTTTTCCTCATAATGTGAATTAATTTTATGTTTCGTTTGATGATTGGACCGGTCTCGAAAACCGGAGTAGGGGCAACTCTACCGGGGGTTCAAATCCCCCTCTCTCCGCCACTTTATCAATGACTTATCTCCCGACTTCCCGCCTTGCTTTTCCTAAACAGAACAATCGTAGAATATTCTTGAAGGGTTAGATCGTCACTGTTTTCTGTTCGATACTGTGACATTCAGCACTTGATTCGCTATGGATCTGACAGGAAGGTTTCGAGCGAAAATCTGCAGTTATTCAGTCGTTTTCTTATCGGTCACCATTATTCTTTTAGACATTGATCCTACAAAGCTGCCGCAAAGTTGGTGGTGGGAACTGAAGTTGCGTAGAGAAGGGGTCAATACCCGGAGGCAAACATGGGCTGGCAAAAGTGTAGCGGTATTAGGCGCAGCTATTTAGCCTAGTTATGTTTTATGAAAACTTGATATCATATAAGTGTCTTACTTATTGGCTGTAAATAAGTTTTTCCTAAGGAATTGTTTCTTGAGTATCATTTGTAACTGTAACGGAATTTATAATCCTTTGCTTTATTGTTACGGTATTTTTTATCACACCCTATTTTTAGTGGTTTTTTATACTGAAGTTTGGCAAAGTGAACTTTATATACATATACTTCATCCTGGTTTCAGTTAAATTGGGTGGATGATATGGCAACTACATGTTCAGTTATATTGATTTTGGAGTCCTTTGATGTTTATTTCGGAAAAGAGAGTGTGTTTCTGGAGAGAGGTTCATCTGTACTTGTCGACTCTAGCTCTAGAGATTTTTTCCTGACATATCCTGAAAGAGTGATAGTGGCGGATTTTGGCGCTGAGTTTATTAGTCGCTATTTGAAAGCTAATAACTTAAGGGATATTTCTGATTGTAGGGAATATCCATCTTATTTAAAAATAAACTTTGCTGACTTCAGTTTAATTAAAGGATTAATTAGTTGGGCTAATCACTGTGCTGAATACATAGAAATTTTTGATGAGTCTATTGCTTTTACATGTCTCTCTGCATTTTCTTCTGAAAAACAATTTGGAGTATTTCTGTTTGGATGTTTGAAAAGCACAGGGGCTAAAGTTAAAACGATTATTCATACGGATTTATCTGCACCATGGCGTCTTAAGGATATATCATCAAGATTATATCTCAGCGAAAGTTTACTAAAGAGGAAATTGAAAGAAGAGGGGGTATCATTCAGTAAGATCATACTTGATGAGAGGATGCAAATGGCTGAATATTTACTCAGCACTCGTTGTTATCCTATTAGTAAAGTAGCTAAGGTCTGTGGTTATGCCAGTGTCTCATACTTTACTTATGTATTTAGACGTTATTTTGGTGTTTCTCCAAGTCAATACTCTCAGAGGAGTTCAGAAAGTAAAATTCTTACTCACCAGGGAATCTGATCATTGTTCTTGCCCCCTTATTTCCAGACAGGGGGTGTATCTTAAGTTAACGTTACCCGCTGACGTCGATATTCTCGCGGAGAGCGATAACCCAACGCACTGTGCGGATGGTTTTCATTGTAATGTTCGATCGCCACTGCAAGATTATGCAATGCCGTTCTTACATTCGGTTTCGGCATGAACGCGATGTAGTCTTCCTTCATCGTTTTCACGAACCTTTCTGCAATTCCATTACTCTGAGGACTGCTGATTGCCGTTGTGCAGGGCTCCAGATTCAACTCTCTGGCGAACTGCCGTGTTTCATGCGCTCTATACGCTGAACCGTTATCTGTCAGCCACTGGATGGACTGTTCCGGTACTTTATCGCCAAAGCGTTTTTCTATCGCTCCTAACAT